TTGGTGGTTATTGGTAATCTGTTAATAAAACATCTTTAATTACTGAAAACGTTAATAAAGTATTAACTAGTTTTCTTTATTAAGAATTAATTGTTGACAAAATAATCAATAAGTGCTATATATGGTCACAGCTAATCTCATCTGGTGATGTTATGAAAGTTGAAGACATAAAGAACCTAGAGGACATGTATTCTTACGTTAAAGAACTAGATATCAGGGTTTCATGTATTGAATTAAAAAAAAACATAAAATGTAAAATAAAAGAACAGGAACTATCTAAAAGTAAAAACTCTTTCATCGCTAACATGAAAGATAAAATGGTTAAAAAATAAACTATGCTATCTTTTGAATCACGGATGAAACAAATAGTTAAGGCAATTGCTGATAAGCAACATGATCCTATAAATCTACCTGATGCTAATTTCCTTAAAGGATCATTTGTTGATTTTATAAAGTACTTCTATAAGATTAGAACAGGAAGAGAGTTTCAGATACGTCCTGCTGAAAATAGAATATCTTTCACTGATACAATCATCCCAGTTTTGGAGAAAACGTTACGATGTGATCCAGAATGCAGACGAGTAATACTTAGATGCCCGCCACGATACGGTAAGACTGAGATAATGATTCACTATGTTGCATGGGCGATAGCTTGTTATCCCGACAGCAAGTTTATCTACGTATCATATAACGCTGATTTGGCTGTAAAACAAACTAAAACAATCAGAAGAATTATGGCGCTTCCTGAGTACAAATCATTATTTGGAATAAAGTTTCTTCATGACTCGAGGGCAAATAATGACTTTGAATTCAATACAGGTGGTTCTGTTGTTGGTGCTGGTTCTGGAGGTACTATTACAGGACAGGGTGCAGGAATACCCGATGTATCTAGATATGGTGGCGCAATTATTGTAGACGATATTCACAAGCCATCTGACGTTACATCAGATAAATACCGTACTTCTGTAAAAGAATGGTGGGGTGAGACACTTCATTCTCGTGTAAACAACCCAAATACACCCATAATTATAATAGGTCAGGCTTTACACGAAGATGACCTTGTTGAAAACTTAATGAGAGGTATGGACGGTGACAACTACAAATCTATTATTATTCCTGCTCTTGATAGTTCTGGTAACGCGTTAATGCCTTCACAGCATACGAAGGAAAAGCTTTTAGAAATGAAAGCTGTTATGCCGTATGTTTTTGCATCACAGTATCAGCAAAATCCTGTGCCTTCTGGTGGAGGACTATTTAAAGAACAATGGTTCTATCCTTTGCTTGATGATATTCCTGACAATATTATATCAACGTTTATAACCGTGGACACTGCTGAAACAAATAAGAACTATAATGATGCAACGGTATTCTCATTCTGGGGTTTGTATAAAATAAAAGTTGGTGATATTGAAACAGACGTTTACGGACTGCACTGGATAGATTGTGTTCAAACATGGATAGAACCTAAGGATTTACAGCCAGAATTAATGTCATTCTACAATGCATGTATGAGATTCATAATTAAACCATCCCTGGTTGCAATTGAAAGAAAGTCTACTGGTGTCACGTTGATATCTAACCTTAAGCAGATACCAGGAATACGGTTGATGGAGATAGAGAGAACTAGTGCCTCTGGAAGTAAAGCTACAAGATTCATTGAAATGCAGCAATATATTGCTTCCAAAAGAATCAGTTTACATAAACATGGAAATCATGCTAGCATGTGTATTGAACATATGAGTAAAATTACAGCAAACGATTCACATAGGTATGACGATATTGCAGATACTGCCTATGATGCTGTGAAAATTGCTCTCATAGATGGTACAATAGTGAATATGAGCAAGAAGGTAGAATATAAAGTACCTTCTTATTATAAGCCTAACACAAACGGTGCGATGTCTCAATGGAAAAAATAGACGATACACATATTAAGGCTCTTGATAAAATTAAAAAGAGCGTCGAAGTCTGCCGAGATTCTAATAAAGAAAATAATGATCGGTTTAACAGATATCGTAGTTTTGTTTTAGAGACAACAATTTCTCAAGAAGATGCAAATACATTACAATCCGCTGGTAAACCAGTTGCTGAAGTTAACGTAATTGAGTCCATCTTTGCTAGATTATGGGGTGAATGGTCAAAGCAGACACCTAATATAATGGTTAGGGGAACTACAGATAATGTTAATCCTATGCAGGTTGACATTGTTGAAGCGATTATAAGATATATATTTACTGGTGGTCATTATGAAAATATGGCCAATGAAACTTTCAAAGATACTACTACTGGTGGTTTTTCTGTTTGGCGTGTAAAAACAAATTATGAAAATGAAAAATCTATGGATCAGTGTATACAGATATGTAGGGTATTTGATCCTACATTAACTGGTTTTGATCCTTTATCAAATTACAAAAATAAATCAGATAGCAAATTTTGTTTTGAGTTAATTCCAAAGTACAAAGAAGAATTAGAAGAAGAATATCCCGATATTGATTTCTCAAAGATAAAGCAGACTAATTTGTCTGATGACGGAAGCTTTAGATGGATATATAAACAAGATAATAAAGAAATATTGTATGTATGTGACTACTATACGAAGAAATATACTTACATAACCATGTATGAAATTTCTGATCCAAGACATCCAGATGTGACTCATTCGATCGCTGAAGAAGAATATGAAAAACTGTTATCTACATGGGATAGCATTATAGAACCTCCACAGATTATCAATAAGGCTAGGCGCAAGAAAACGACTATATGGCGTTATCAATTTATTGGAGATATTCTTTTAGAGACTCCTGAAGAAACAGACTATGACCATCTTCCGTTAGTATTCTTTGATGGAAGTTCTGTAACAATTAAGAGAAAACAAATTACTCGTCCATTATCATATAACGTCATTGATGCACAAAGAGCTAAAAATTTAGCTTTCAGTAACATACTCAATGACATGGAAAACACTAGAGAGACTGACGTATTGATTGCAATAAGCTCTCTTCCAGAACAAGACGAGTTTAAAAAGCCATGGTTATCAAATAAGAGAAACGCTGCATTAGTCTGGAATAATGTTGGTCCTGATGGACAACAAAATCCTCCTCCTGCTCCATTCCCAAGAACGCAACCAAATCCAATTTTTGTTGAAATCTTTAATCAGATGGATACTACGATTCAAACAATACTTGGAACATATGATGCCCAACTTGGAGTGCAAAAAAGCCAGATTTCTGGAGAGGCTATCAAGAATGGAGCTTCTCAATCTAACAACTCATCAATGCCGTTTGTTACTAGCTACATATCATCATTGAACCATGTAGCACAAATAGTTGTTAGTTTGATTCCTAAATATTATAAAACAATGCGCACTGTTCCTGTGATGCTTCCTAGTGGAAAACATAGTTATAGATTAATTAATGACTCTCAAGACCCTAACGGGGTATCGATGGATTATGATCATAATGATTTACAAGTTGTAGTGACTGCTGGTGCAAACTTTGATGTTCAACGCGAAAAATCAATGGAAACAATGATAGAACTTATGAAAGTTATGCCTAGCGTCGCTGCATTAATGAATCAAAAAGGCCTTCCTTGGATGCTTGATAATATTGAGCTTCGCGGTAAAGAACATATCAAGCAAATGGCAGAACAGTTTATGAGCGAACAAGAAAAGAAGGCTGCTGAGCAAGGTAATCCTCAAGAAGCTATGATGCAAGCTCAGATGAAACTTGAACAACAAAAACTTCAATTAGCCGCTCAAAAACAACAAGGCGATATGATGATTGCATCTGAGAAATTAAAGCAATCAGAGGACCAGGCTACACAAAATCAAAGATTAGAATTGATGAAGCTTCTGTCAGACATAGAAAATGAAAAATCATTGATGATGATAAGAATGGAAGAATCTAAAAATGAAGCTGAAAGAACTCAAACTGACATGGCAATAAAGATATTTGATAGTGCACATAGCAAGATTGAGACAATGATTAATGGCGCTCTTAGAATGAAAGAGCACCATGAAAACAGAAAAGACAAATTATTATCTTCTATGAAGGAGATAGATAATTTTGGTTATTAGTTTAAAACGTAAAAAGAAACTGACAGCAAGAGAATTTGGTTTGGCTGAAAAGGAAGAGATAGACCGTAAAGCCAACAAAGTTTTTAAGTCTAAAAAAGACTCAAAAAAGGCGGCTGAAAAGCCAAAAGTTAAACGTAAATCTATTAAGGGGTAATTTAAAATGGCTGACGGATATCCAATTAGTTCACAAAAAAAACCATCTGGCGTTAGAACCGGTGGTGGTAGTCCATTACATGACAAAATGAAGTTCAAAATCATGCCAGAAGGCAAGAATGAAAAAGGTGATACATCTTTGAATAAGACCATGTATAAGAAAGGCTCTGAAAGCATGAGCGGTAAAGATTCTTATTAATGGGTTGACAGATACGTTTATTTTGTGTATTTTACAAGCTACTTGAGCTAAAACCTTTCTAATACTAAATTGGAAAGGTTTTCAAGGTTTACTGAGCTATCAGGTTACATAGCCATGACGTCCATGATTTCAGACGGGTATACCGTGACGGGGTAAGAGTCAATAAGAGGTTAGAAATGACTGAAGAAATTAGTAATGTTGTACCTGATGTAACAGATAGTCCCAGTAGTTCTTATGTTGCTGATCCTGTTTCTGTAGAAACCGTATCTCAACAAGAGAAAATGATTCCTCAATCTGAAGTTAATAAGATTGTAGGGGCCAATAAGAAAGCGGCATATGATAAAGCTAAGCAAGATGCTTTAGCGGAATTTCAAAAGAGTCATACAAATCAACCAAGGCAAGAACATGTATCAGCCGATCATAATAACGGCAAAATAGATGTAAGGTCAGAAATTGATAAGTATGTACAAGAAATTTATGCTAAAGAGCAAGCTGATGCGGCTAAAGCAGAAGATCATAGGGTAATGCAGTCAATGCAGACTAAGATACAAGAAGCTTCTAAAAAATACGCTGATTTTGATACTGTAGCTGGGAAAAATCGGTATGACCAAGTACCAGGCCTGATAAAGATTATCGATAAGTTTGATAATGCAAGCGACATCATGTACCACCTAGGTGAGAATCCTGAAAAATTCACATCAGTGGCAATGAATTTCTTGGATCCAAGACTTAACGCAACTGGACATGCCGC